AGTCATTGACCTGGAACCGGCGGCCGAGACGGCCCCGGACCCCGTTGCGGAGGGCGAGACGCCCCCAGCGGAAGCGGAAGAGACTGAGCTTGTCGTCAGCATCGGCAACGAAGAGCCCCAGCCCGATCCGGTAGCCGAGGAAGCTCGGCAGGCGCCGGAATGGGTCAAGGAACTTCGCAAGCAGAACCGCGAATACCAGAAGCGCATACGTCAACTTGAACGCAATACGCAGGCCGCTCCCGCGGCGCAGGGTGAGACCAATACCGCCCCGCCAAAGAAGCCGACGCTTGCCGATGTGGACTACGACACAGGCGCTTACGAGGAGAAGCTTGACGGCTGGTACAAGGCGAAAGCCGAGTACGATCGCCAGGCGAACGAACGTCAGAGAGCGCAGGAAGCCGTCAAGGGTGCGTGGGAAGCCAAGATATCCGGCTACAACACCGCCAAAGCCGAGCTGAAGGCGCGCGACTTCGATGACGCTGAAGCCGTGATTGCGGACACCCTGTCAGTGACACAGCAGGGCATCATCCTCGACGGAGCGGAAAAGCCTGCACTGTTGATCTATGCGCTAGGCAAAAACCCGAAGAAGGCGGCCGAGTTGGCTGCCATCACAAACCCGGTCGCATTTGCTGCGGCAATTGGACGATTGGAGGCGAGTTTGAAAGTTACCCAACGCAAGCCGTCGGCGGCGCCAGAAGTCATTCCGAGCGGCAACGCTCCGAAGTCTGGGTCCGTTGATAACACATTGGAACGACTGCGCGAAGAAGCGGCGAAGACGGGCGACCTGACAAAGGTCATGGCCTACAAGCGCCAGCAGAAGCGCGGTTAACAAGGACAAGGAACAATGCCTAACGGATTTAGCAAAGAAGAACGGGTCGCATTCGAGAACATCCTTGAAGGCTTTCAGGATGCTCTCGTGCTGTCCCGCAACGTGGCGGTGTTCAACACCGACCAGACCACGATGGAACGCACGAACAACATCATGTGGAGGCCGCAGCCGTACATCGCGACGAGCTACAGCGGCACCGACATGACGACCAACTTTGACGATTACACGCAGCTGTCTGTCCCGGCGACGATCGGGTTTCAGCGCTCGGTTCCGTTTGTTTTGACGGCCACCGAACTGCGTGACGCCTTGCAGGAAGGTCGCCTTGGCGACGCTGCCAAGCAGAAGCTGGCGTCGGATATCAACGTGTCCGTTATGTCTGTCGCTGCCAACCAGGGTACGCTTTTCGTCAAGCGTTCTGCGGCGGCTGCGGGCTTTGATGACGTCGCCCTGTGCGAGGCCATCATGAACGAACGCGGCGTGCAGATGGAAGACCGTTATCTCGCCCTGAGCACGCGTGACTACAACGGCATGGCGTCCAACCTCGCCGTGTCAACACGTTCGTTCGGCAACAGCATTTCAGATGAGGCGCTGCGCGCCGGCTTCGTTGGCCGCGTTGCCAGCTTCGACACCTACAAGCTGGACTACGCCAACCGCAAGACGGCTGCGGCCGGCGGCGCTGGCCTGACCATGAGCACGCTTGTGGCGGCCGGCAACTACTGGGTTCCGAAGGCGACTTCGGTTGCCACGACCGGCGAGACGTCGAACGTTGATAACCGCTACCAGACCATCACGATATCTTCGACAACCTCCGTGGTGGCGGGCGATGCGTTCACGATCGCCAACTGCAACAGCGTCCACCTGATCACCAAGCAGGACACCGGCCAGCCGATGACGTTCCGCGTTATCAGCGTTCCGTCCTCGACGACGCTTGTGATCTCGCCGCCGATCATCTCGGCGCAGGGTGCCAGCGACGCTGAAATCCAGTACCAGAACTGCACCATGACGGCGACGTCTGGCACGGCTGCGATCACCTTCCTGAACACGGTGACCAACTTCATGAACCCGTTCTGGTACAAGGACAGCATCGAGATTTTGCCTGGTCGCTATGCGGTTCCGACCGATGCGGGCGCGGCGGTGATGCGTGCGGCAACTGATCAGGGCATCGAACTGGTCATGCAGAAGCAGTACGATATCAATACGATGCGTACCAAGTATCGTCTCGACACGCTTTACGGCGTGGTGAACAAGCAGCCCATGATGACCGGCGTCATCATGTTCAGCCAGACTTAACGGAGCATTCGCAATGAGCCTCTTTCTCACCGGCGGCGGCCGCGTCTCCGTCACTCTCACTGCAACGCAAAAGCTTGCAGTTGCATCGCAGGGCCTGGTCAACGTTTACCGGACGTCGGGCTTTGCCAACTATCCGGAAAACACGACCCTTATCGGCACTGTGATCAACGGTCAGACCGTGTTCGGAACTTTCACGGGCGGCGCAACGCTGATTATCGACGCAGGCGGCGGCCTGTCGGCTCAATACGAAGTCGGCACCGACCCGAACGTGAAGCAGTGGCGCACGGATAACGGCATCCAGGGTGATCCGACAGCCAAGACGACGGCTGTCACCCTGACGTCCGCTGAACTGCTGACGACCATCATCACCGGCACGCACGCAGCGGGCGCCACGCAGGCTTACACCCTGCCAACCGGCACCCTGCTGGATGCGGCGGCGACGTTTGACGTGAACGAGTATTTCGATTGGTCGCTGATCAACCTGTCAGCGGCCGCGCTGGATACGATCACTGTCACGGCGGGCGCCACTCATACCATCGTGGGCAACCCGATTGTTCAGAGTGCAAACGCTTCGACGGGCGGCATCTACGGCAACTCCGCACGCTGGCGGACGCGCAAGACTGCGGCCAACACGTTTGTGTCCTACCGTATCGCCTAACCTCAGTGGGGCGGCTCACAAGGCCGCCCCATTTACTTGGGAGAGATCAATGCCGCTGAAGAAGGGCTACAGCCCCAAGACAATTTCCAAGAACATCTCGACCGAGATGAAGGCCGGCAAGCCGCAGAAGCAGGCAATTGCCATCGCACTAAGCACGGCGAAGAAAGCAAAGCGGAAGGCCAAATGACCGATTTCCCCACCATCGTTTATCGCTGCCCTGGTGATCGTTTCGGTCCTCCGCACACGACATACCAGAGCATTGGCGTCACTGATCAGAAAGCCTTCGACAAGGCGCTGGGCGAAGGCTGGTACGCTACGCTGGTCGAGGCGGTTGACGCCTATCTGAAGCCCGCGCCGGAACGTGTCGCAATCGTTTCCGAGCCCATCGACAACGCGCCGCCGACGCGGGACGAGATGCTGGCCAAGGCTGCAGAGATCGGCCTGACGGTTGACAGGCGCTGGTCGGACAAGACGCTGGCCAACAAGATCATTGAGGCGCTTGAGGCGCAGGAAGCGGCCGAGGCTGCTGCACCAGAGCCGACGCCGGAACCGACGCCAGAGCCTGCCCCTGATCCGGAGCCCCAACCGTGAGCTGGACAAAGCGCGAGATCGTGCAGAACGCATTCGAGGAAGTGGGGCTCGCGTCCTACGCCTTCGACCTGCAGCCGGAACAGCTTCAAGCCGGGCTTCGTCGCCTCGACAACATGATGGCGACGTGGAACAGCCGCGGGCTGCGCATCGGATACCCGCTCGCGGACAATCCTGGCGATAGCGATCTGGATCAGGACGCTACCGTCACGGATGAGGCCATCGAAGCCATCGTCAGCAACCTTGCAGTCCGCCTTGCGCCGATGATGGGCAAGACCGTCTCGCCGGATACGAAGGCCACGGCGCGATCGGCTTACATGGCGCTTCTCAGCCGCCGATCGACGATCCCGGAGAGGCTGATAGACGTCAACGCGGTCCCGGCCGGTCAGGGGACGAAATACTGGCGCTTCAACGGCGACCCGTTCCTACAAAGGGAGGATCGTGGTTTAACGGTCGGGCCTGATGCAACGCTTGATTTTGAGAGCTGATCCATGACTGACATCAATCAACTCTCAACCTCTGACACGCTCACGGCGGGCGACCTGCTGCCGATCTGGCGCACGAACAACAGCGACACGCGCAAGACGTCGCTGACGGCGCTGCAAGCGTTCATGCAGGCCAATCTGACCTTCACGGCTGGCGAGTTCGTGGTGCAGTACGCGGCGCCGGTGGCGACGGGCTTCACGGTTGCGCTTCTCGCCAACACCGACAACCAATGGCTGATCCTGACGCCGCTTGCGGCCTATGCGGCGGGGACCATTACCTTTCCGCTATCGTCAAGCGTGGCTGACAATCAGGAAATCCTGATTTTCTCGACGCAGGCTGTCACCACGCTGACGCTGTCGGGCAATGGCGCAACGATTGTCGGGGCTCCAACGGGCATCAGCCAGAACGGGGCGCTGCGGTTCAAGTACAACACGCTCGCCTCGACATGGTATGTGATCGGCAGCACCAACACATCAGGGCAGGCATTCCTCGCCACGGCGCAGACCTTCACAGCGCAGCAGACCATGACAAGCGGGCTGGTGTTGCAGTCGATTGCTGCTTCAGCAATTGCGGCTGTGGCCAATGCCATCAACACCACGAACAAGGTCACGGGCAAAATGGTCTATGACACCACGAACAATCGCCTGATGGTGTCGAGCGGGTCGGCTGCGGCTTCGCCCTGGTATATCGCGGATGGTTCTGGATCGGTGGTGCCGGCATGATGACGGAAGACGAACACGGGCAGCTCAAGGCCCTGGCCTGGCGCACGCTGAAAGCGGTTGACCATGTTGACGCCAAGGCGGCCGATGAAGGGCTGACGATCAATCCGGACTGGCGCGCGTGGCGTTCGCAGGTGCGGGCCGTGATCCGTGGTGAGCTGATGGACGTCCCCGACGAGCCGCCTCGCTACGTGTCCAACGCTTATAAAACGCATTGGGACGCGGTGACGTCTGGCACGCTGGGTGAGGCTCGCGACGCAAAAGTGTACGTTGATCCGCTGGCCGCCGAGAACGACGCCCTGCGCGCACGCATCGCAGAGCTTGAGGCAGCGCTTGCCGTTCCAGTGCTTGATCTGTCCAACCCAGCCGAGCCGCCGGCCGAGGCGCTGCTTGAGGCCTATCCGGACGAGGATCACGCGGCGCTAAAGGCGCGCATCTTGGCCGAATTCGCCAGCCTGCGGAACATGCTGATCGGCCAAATTCCGATGACGCAAGAGCAGCTTGCAAGGCTCGTGGCGCTTGAGCATCCGAAGTATCAAAGCTGGCTCCAAGGGGTAACCAAATGATTGAACAGACATTCGGCCCCGCTTATGGGCAGGGCGCCTCGGTGGCCAGCGTGACGGCAACGTCAGCCTCGACGCAAATGGGCGTTGGCTCCAAGTCCATCGTGGTCACAAATACGGGCGGGAATAGTGTTTATGTCCGCACCGGCCTGACGGGCCTTACCGCAGTTGCTGGTGCGGATTACATCGTCCTGCCAAGTTCGCAGGTATCAATCAGCAAGCCGCAGGATCACACGCACGTCGCCTATGTGTGCGATACGGCGCTGACCTCAACCCTTCACCTGATCCCTGGCGAAGGCTTCTAAATGTGGCGCAGTCGGGACAGGTCGCGCAGTCGCAGCGGAGGGAGATCCCTGCTTTCCGTTGCAACTGCCCAGCTTGGCGCAACGCCGCTGCATTATTGGGATTTCACGGCTAACCGGGCGCTGTTCAACGGCGTGGATGTTGGCCCTGTCACAGCTACGCCCGGCTGGAGCTTCACCCGCGCAAGTGTCGGCACTTACGACAATTCAGACGGCTCCATCACAAGCTTTGCTTCAGGCGAGGTAAGACGCGGCTCGCGCGGACTTCTTCTGGAAGAGGAGCGAACAAATCTCGTTCTGAACAGCGCAACTGGGGCAACCCAGACAATCACGGTTGCGTCTGGTTCGGCTCACACGCTGAGTTTTTTGGGGACAGGCACGATCA